CCCCCGGCTGGGCACCAGCGGGTCGGCCGGCCGACCGCGTCGGGATCTAGCCCGAGGATCTCCCGCCTCGATGTGCGCCGCAGCCCCACGTTGTTCGTCCGGTCATAGACATCCATGACATAGACGACACCGGCCGTGAAGGGGATCACGAAGTTATTGGCCATCGCGAGCCCGTAGGTGCGGCTGTCACGAGATTCCAGCTCGAAGAAGCGGAGTAGTCTATACTGCGGCTGGGCCAGCCCGGGCCTCGATACGACCCCCTGGAACGTACACAGCCGTCTATACCCGCTGTTGACTCGATCGTTGTACCAGGAATCGTCGATGACAATGCCTGTACTGGACGACCTGTTGCCAAGTGCCTGCTTGGTGAGTGATCTAAGTTGTGCTCGTGTAAGTGCCATCTGCAACCCCCAAACTGGTTAGGCCAGCAGGCGATGGGTGTGGTGACCTATGGCATAGTATCAGTGATTGCCCCGGTTATGGCTCGGGAGGGTTGTACTCGGGGCGAAGCCGCCATCGCTGGAGGAACTGGTCGTGATCGGGCTCGTCTACGTCGTCGGCCGCGCGGAGGATGTTATAGAAAGGATCGCGGGTGATGTTGGATTCTTTGATTAGCTCACCGGTCGCCTCGTCTACATACGACCGCTTGAACTCGATGGGACCTTTGCCGTTCTCGGGGGGGTAGACCTGTGCCATGGCATCCTCTAGGTGAAATCAACCGGCGCCAGCACGACCGTGCAGTCAGTGTTCATAATGAGAATCCGCAGGTTTCGGAATGGCGCGGGGTAGCCGTAGGCGAGGATCGTGGGTGTGGCCGCTGACAGGTTGGCCTGTGTCTTACGAAAGAACACCCCCACGTTGGCCCAGACAGTGTAGCCGGCGAGAGCAGCCGTGGTCGTGGGGGCCTCTGCGACTTCCAGCACCGCGCCGCCGCTCACGATCGCGTTGATCGTGAACCGCTTGAGACCGTTNGCGCCAGTAGTGTTCGCTTGTAGGCAAGTCACCACGTCACCGACCTGGAAGCCATCCGCTGTCCATGTACCCACCGACCGTAGGATCGTGTTGGGGCTGGCTGCTGTGAAGGTCAAGTTCCCCACCGAACTCGACTTCACATAATGCCGCCCCGTGTCGGTGCTGAGGACAAGGCTGTTCGTGACATCCGCCGCGCCTACCCGGTTCACTACCAACGCGGTGAGAGCCAGCTTCCCCGGCACCACGTCATCTGCGGCGGTCATTCGGATCAAGCTACCTGCTACTGTTACAGCCATGTGATTACACCGTACGTACGATAAGGGTAGAGTTAGTACCCAACGCGGCGAGCTGTACACTGTCTGCCGCGAAGGGCGTGGCGAAGTTGAACGAGGTCGTCGTGTTAGCCCCGCTGTCGGTGGCCGTGTAGAAGGTCAACCCGTTGATCTGGATGGTCAATGTGCCGCCTGTATCACCCGTGATGATGATGAGTTGGAGAATCTTGACAGGCTCATTTATCGCGTCATTCAGCGCCCACAACCAGAACATCCCGCTACCGCTAGTGGTAACTGACATGATCTATACCGTAGTTACCATTAGTATCACATTCGTCCCGACAGCACTGAGAGATAGGCTGTCTACAGCCAGCGGCGTGGGGAAATTGAACTCGCCAGTCTGACCGGCACTTATAACCGCACTCCAGAACGTCACGCCGTTGAGAGTCACGGTGGAAGTCCCGCCAGTGTCCCCGGAGATGAACGATAGCTTCTGTATGCGAGCAGGGACCGGNAAGGTGTCACCCACCTCCCATAGGTAGAACAGCCCACTGCCCGCGCTACTAGTTGACACTTCGCCTCGCTTGGTTACGACTTCCCGGGAGGATGATAACGGTCACGTTGGTGCCGAGTGTGGTGACCGTCAGGCTATCCACCGACGTGCCGCTGGCAAACAGCGGGAAGCCGCTGGTTATGCCATTCGCCGTGGGTGTGCCACTCCACACCGTTATGCCGTTTGCTGTGATGGTGGTCGCGCCGCTCGTGGCGCCAGTGCTAAAGAACAGACGGTCGATGGCCAGACGGCTGGTGATACTGTCCCCCGCAGCCGTGAGCGTGATGATCTCGCCTTGTATGGCAACGGCCATCCATCTACTCCCCTCCGTCCCCCGTCAGCGAATGGGACAGCAACGCCGCGACAGATGCGATCGACGCGGCTGTGAGGGCGAGCCAGGTGGGGATGACGCCGATGGCCGCAGCGATGGGTGCGGCGGCAGCTCCAACGATCGCCGCCATGAGTCCTGCCCACTTAGGTAATGGCTTCATCATGTCACTTCCCCTTCGACATCTTCTTGAAGGTCTTCGCTAGGACAGCCTGCTTCTTGGTCTTCGCGCTGGCCTGCGAGCCGGGCTTGGTCACCTTAGCTGCGTACTCTTGAACTCCCATCCCAGCCGCCTTGGCCTTCGCGGTGAATGCGCCCTTCTTGAGGTTGGCTGCTTTGATCCACTCGCGAACGACGGCCATGGTTAACGACGCTCACCGTAGGGGGCGGATAGCTTGCGCCGGGTCTTCGAGACGGGCTTCTTGGGAGGAGGCGGAGGCGGTTTAACCCCCCTCTCCACCTTGGCCTCCGGGATGGGCTCGTAGTCTTTGAGCCGAATGCGGACCTGCTCAGCGTCACTCTTCGAGATTGCCGACCTGTCCTTCGGCGCCTTCATCATCCCCCCGCCAGCGAGTGGATACCCCATCTCCAGCCGGGCCTTGCGTTCCCTCGCACGCTGGCCGAACTCCTTGGTGCCGACCCTAATGACCGCCATGTGACCTACCTCTTAGTCGTTGGCCTTATCGGCGTTGACGTGGCCCTTGACATGGAACACGGCCCACACGGACAGGTTAGTTACCGCCTCTGTTGCCACAGTCGTCATGTTGACCGTCAGGATGTTATTCTTCGCCTGCTCTCGGCGAGCGGCCGTGAAGTTTACAGCCCCAACAGCAGAGGCCGTCACGGACTGTAGATCGGCGGCGAGCACGTTGGCCGTTCCGTCGTTTACGTTGACAGTCGGACGAGACGCGCCACCGGAGCTGGTTACGACGCCGACAATGATCTGCTCCAAACGACAGTCTTGTGGCAGCAGGTACTTGCCAATGACCGTGGTGGCTGCGCCTGGCGTAACGGCTGTGGCCCCGGTGGTGCCGAGTAGGACCGTGCTGTAGCCTCCGGCATTCGGGCCACCAAAGTCCCCGCGTCCGTAGAGATGAGCTGGAAGAGAGGGCATGCTATCTACCTCCAGTGCTGGGGCGGGGGTGACCCGCCCCTCACTAGATCACGCGAGCACGTTGGTGAACACGCTCCGCTCTACCATGAAGTAGACGCGGGGGTTGATGGTTCCCGTGGTCGTGCTGGAACTGTACGACTTACCGCGGAGCTGTTCCCTGGCCGGGGCGAGCACTAGAATGTCACCCGCGGTGTCAGCAGCGTCGATGGCGCAGATCGCCTCGACAGTCAGCTCGACAAGATCGAAGTCGGCCCCGAAGGTCGAGGCGTAGTCGGTGAGCACCCCGACCTGATCGGTGGTCGCCCCGCCAACGAAACTACCGATGAAGATTGCGCCAGGAGTCGCCAGGTTAACTAGGACGATATCAGCATCGCCAGCGGATGCAGGCGCCGTGATCTTGTCCGCGGCAAACCCGATGATCGTATCCTGGGTAGGGTCGGTGTTTCCGTCTACGATCTTGCCAGACGAGTAGACAATGCAGTCCCCGGGTACGATCACCTCGGAGTTAGCCAGCGGCATGGCGATGGCCGAGCTGAGCGTGGCGCCCCCCTGCGAAACATAAGGGACGATAGGAGCGGTTGTACCTACTGTGATAGCCATTTAGTCAATCCTCCTTATGCTCCGGGGCACCCGTCCCAGCCGAGCCAGTGGACAGGCTGACCGACGAACCGCTCCAGCCCGACAAAGATCGCGATTCGCTTGCGCCGATCATCGAACGAATCGAAGAACGGCCGCTTGCGCCACAGGAACTCGGCGAAGTGTCGCTGAGCCTGGACGAGCCACATGTCGGAGCCGGACTCGTCGGAGAGGTAGGCGTCGGCGATGACATTCACCGCGCCCGCGGTCACGTTGGTCACACGGTTGGCGGTGTCAGGACGATCAGTGGACCGTAGCAACTCCAGCGCGTCGTACTCGAAGTCCGCCGTGACGTAGAGGGTCTTAGGCTTGGCAAACGCCGGGATTCGCAGCCCCTGGTCGTTCTTCCACTTCCGCATGCGGATGAAGCTGGCGCGGAGGGAAGTGAGGTTGAGGTCTACATCGACTGAGGGCCGGTTGGCCTGAGCAGGCCCCTGGGCACCAACGATCGAGGCGTGAGAAGTCGCGATGAAGGCCGAGCCATCGGGTAGCACAGTGAACGTACTCGTGTCGAACCCGTTGATAAAGGGACTGTGGGCTTCAATCTCCAGCCGCTCGGCGAGAGAGTCAGCGATCCCATTCCCTACCTCTCGGATGGCCGACCCGTTATTCAGGTAGAGGTCATCCTCCCAGGCTTCCATCGAGACCTCAGCCCCGATGGCGTAGACCTTGGGCGTGAGCCGCTTCGTGCCGGCCGGGCCACCGCCGATGCCGGCCGCGGCCGACTCTAGCGGGTCGAAGGACTGGATATCGGCGCCTTCCGGCTTCTCCACCGCGATGGGCAGACCCGTCGCAGCCGCGTAATCCTCGAACTTGCGGTTGGTGGTGCCCATGTTGTAGTAGGACGTATAAGTCGTCTCACGACCCATGAGGTTGGCACCGATGATCGCCCTGAGCCCCGGCGCGAGATGGTTGGCAAAAGAACCTGTTAGAACTGGCGGCATGTTAGCCTCCTATCGACGCGGCGCTAACGCCGAGCCCCCGTGTACCCCACGCGATTCGTGGATTCACGGGTCGCGTGTCGCTTGCGATCGGTGTAGTCATCCTCAGTCTCGTATACGACCGGCCTGATACCCTTGCGGTCGATGGCAGACATGTAGGCGTCCTCGACGCCGGCCGATCTCTCCGCTTGCTCGCGCTTACGATCCGCCAGCCGCTGCTCGCGCTCTTCTAGTGAGATGTAGGCGAGCACGCATCCCTGCGGCCCGTCGCCGACCATAATTCGATCATGCGTCGAGTTGTAGTAGCTGGAGTTAAGCCCCAGCTCCTCGATGAGGGCCATGGTCTTCTCCTTGCCCTCGCCGCCGAATAGGGTGTAGCCGGGGAACATCGTCCCCTTCATGGTCTTGAGAGCCAGGTTACGGGCGCTGAACGTCAGCCAGCGTAGGTAACGTCCCTTCTCCTTCCAGATCCCACCGGGCGCGGAGGGGATGTAGAAGATGTCAGGGACAACCTGAGCCGTAGGTGCCGTGGCGACCGGGACGACTTCCATCAGAACCTCCCTGGCTTGATATTGATGCGGCCGCGTTCGGGTAGCTGCTCGTCCATGAACGGGCAATCGAAGATGCCTTGATCGGTAGTGTACGCCTCGACAGTCTTCTTGGCTTTCTTGTACTGCTCGATGTTGAGGTCGTGAGCCTTGACTACAGCGAGGTCGATCTCGGAGAGGCCGGTAGTTAGCTCTGTACCGGCACTGCCACGAGAGCCGGCCGCGAGCGGCGCTAGCCGTCCCTTATACTCCTCCTCGATCTTCTTGCGAATCTCAGCTTCCTTCTCGACCAGGATCTCGTCTTGGTGAGCGGCACGCACTCGGCGAGCTGCGTCCTCCCACTCGGCATGGAGAAGTCGCTTGTCAGAGGGAAGGCCCTGAACGATAGCCTCTACCTCCTTGCCCCAGCGGTCGAACACATCCTTGTTATCGGACCGGACATCTCGCTTGGTGGACTCTACCATGTGCCTGTAAGTAGGGGTCGTGGTGGGGTCGATCTGGCTGCTGGCGTTCTGCTTGGACAGCCACATGGCAAACTTGGACATGGCCTCGGTGGCCTTGCCCTCTTGGTAGAGCGCGTCACACTCGGCAGATAGCTTAGCGAACTCCTCGGCAGGGTCCTTCGCAGCGGGGATGGCAATAGGCGCAGGTGCGGGCACCTGAGCCGCCCGTGCGTCGGACAACGCCTTGAGGAAGTCCTCTCTCGACTTCTTCGCGTCCTCGGCCAGAGCCTTGACGGCGTCGAGGGTAGGATCGGGCTTAGGGTCGGTTACCTTGGTGGGATCGTCGTCAGCGGCCTTGGTGGGGTCAATCGGCTCCGGCATCTTCACTCCCGGCACGGCTGGATTTGCGAATCTCCCGTCGTGCATATTCAATGAAGTCAGATAACAGTAGAGTAGCACGCTCCGCCCCGTATACGACACCCTGGGCTTTGCATATCTCGGACAGGTCCCTGGAGTTGTGGAGGACGCCTTCGTGGGGGGTCATGCTGTTCTCGACCGCGGGGAGGATCACCCCCTGCCAGAGACGGGACTTTTCCAGAGCTTCTGCCTGGTGGAGAAGCTCGATCAAGTCGCCCGTGGGTATATCCCGCCACTTCATCTAGACAGGGTCCATCCCGTCGGAGCTAAGCGTGAGGGGCGCGATCGGATCGGAGCCGTCCATGATGATAGCCGCGGTCGGGAACGTGTCTGGACCTTCTGAGATGAAGCCCATCAGGAGCCACATGAACAGGATGCTACTCGTCAACATATGCCATCACCTCGCCTTCTCCGATTATGAAGTAGGGGGTCTCACGCTCGCCGTCCCAGATCGGGGTCCCGGCGAACTCGTTTACTATGATCCTGCCGCCTGGCTTGATAGCACGGTCCACACCTGGCCCCACGCTTATCACCTCCGCGATGAGCCCGTAGATCCGTCGATTCGAGTCGGACTGTGCGGGGATGACTAGCCCGTGCGCGACTTGGATCTCATTCCCGCCCGTGAGAGGCTGCGGCTTGTGGACTACTATCCGCGGGCCGAAGGGCTTTACGGTGTTGATGAAGGGTAGATTACCGTCCACCACCGCCTCCCATCATCGCCCCGCCCATGCCCGCACCTGGCATGGCACCACCTGGCATGGCACCGGCCTGCATTGTCTGTTGAGCCTGTTGAAGCAGCTCCGCCAGGTCCGCCACCGCCGGCAGGACCTCACTCGGGTTCTGGACGCTGTCCACCGTGTTAAGCAACGCCTTCACGCCATTCTCCATCTTCTGCGCGATGAGAAGTACAGCGGCCTGTAAGGGCGGCGGCAACTGCATCGCCATCTGCGCGTACTGGATGAGCGCCTGGTAATACCCCATGAGCATCTGGTTCACTGACATGAGTTCCATCTTACGCTGCTCCATGGTAGTGGCAGCGTCTTGGGCACTGATAGTCAACACGAACTGTTGCCGCGTGGATGTGTCAGTGGGGACGAACACAGCCTCGTTGAACAGCGCGGCCTCTGCTGGGTCGAGCACGGCTGCGAGGGTCTCGATGGGCGGGCGGCGCTTCCAGAGGTCGCCTGTCAGGTAGGCCATGTCACGCAGTACGTTAGCGAAAGATCGGATGGCGTTCGCTGCGATCACCCTCCCCTCGCGTTGGATGGACAGCCCCAACGACGCGGGTACGCGCTTGCCGGTCTCCACGGTCCCGATCGCGCTCTCGTCCAACCCTAACATCCTCGACACGTACTGCCGCGTGTTGGTCTCCTGTACGAGCGCGATCTCGACGCCCTTGGCGTCGCCGAGTGCTGTGAGAATGACATCCTCGGCGGGATTCTCGGTGGTGTAGGTGTCGCCCGGGTTGACGGGCTCCTCGCCGCCTAGCTCGGCCTCGGCGCCAGTACCAGCCTTCAGCCCTATCAAGTGCGCGGTGGCTCTCTTCGCGGCTTCGATGCCAAGGTTGTGGATCATGTCAGTCTCGTCCTGCGCTCCCTCCAGCTTCTCACACACGCCTTGACCGCGAGCCTTGGTGGAGTCGGGGTCATTGTCGAACTTGGCGATGAAGATGGGACGGATGCCGAGGGGTGTAGGGTTATAAGCACAGCGCAGTATCGTCGCCGAGTCGATGTGCCAGGTCAGGACTACCGCGGTGGGGAAGCCTGTATAGCCCTTCGCGCCTGCTGGCTCTACGCAGTAATCTAGATATAGTTCAGCTAGATCATGCTCGCGCAACTTGACGGGCTGGTTGACCTGGTCGGTGCTGTAGTAGTGCGCGACGTTGGCGAGCGCGTCGGGGTAGAAGTGCTTGGCAGCCTCCCATGCCTTCATGTCGAACCAGGTCATCTTGTACTGGTGCCCGACAATAGGCATGGACTGTGTGTCATCACCGTAGCCATCGACGTAGATCAGGTCGTTCAACCGGATGAAGTCCCAGCGAACGCGCGTCTGGGCGGGCTGGAGTGCAGGGAGGCCATCCAGCCCTGTTGCGTAGCGAGGTAACTTGACCTCTTCGTAGACCTTGAAGCCGGCGGTGCCAACATTCGTCGCCTCATCGCCACCCTTCTCGACTGCTTGCGCGCCGCCTAGTCCGCGAGGCGAGTCAAACTCCGCCTGGAACACCTTAGCATAGGCCGCGGCAATGCGATTCAGGTCGATCCCCTCGAAGGTCTTGGACTTGAGCGGGATGGCCGCGATGACAGGCTTCTGCTCGACGACGGCCTGGCGGATGCGCGCGCGAATGGCGGCGGCTGCCCAGATGGTCAACGGGGTGGAGAGGTTGGACGCGCCTGTGCGGAATGGCGGCTTGGAACTCTCGCCGCGGAGGGTCTTCCTCCACTTGTTCGTCCGCTTCTCGACGTCGTCGTTGCGAGCACGGATCAACTCGGGTATGTAGGCCCGCAACCAGCTTGTCAACTCGGTCTTCCGCTCGTCCGACAACTCGATCAGCGAGGGGAGCTGCGAGAAAGTCTCGCTTGACTCCGCGTCTATCTTGACCTTCACGTCATCAACCATATCCACCTCGACTAGATCGACACACCGGTGCGGTCAGCTCGGAGAACCTTCATCGCTCGGCGATGCATCCTACCGGCCCGCAACTTGTCACTGTCTGCACCACCGTATGACCTCAAGAAGATTTCCTCAGCCTGTGCTGCCGAGTCTATCCAATCCATTGTACCAGTTGGGAAGTGGCGAATCTCATAGCCAGGGAGCTGGAGGCCGGCACGGACGTAGAGGAGACCTTGACCGAGGATGTGCCCTACCCGTCGCTTACCACGGTCGATCTTGGCGAACCCCTGCGCGGGGGGTAGCATCTCGATCTCGGGGATGCGTAGCTTCGGGTGCCGGGGTGTGCCATCACGGGTTACCACAGCTGCCAGTCGTATCGCCGATGCCATGTATGTCTGCGCCGCGACCTTCTCGATGACGGGCTTGATGGATTTCCCGTGGATCTTGCTCACCATGTCCTCGTACAGCTCGATGAACTGCCAGACAGACTCGTCGGGGCCGTACCTGTCTGCGCGAATGTCGATGTTGAACCGGCGTCCGGTGGCACGATCCTTGGCGAACCAGGAGATGCAGGTACGCGCGGCGGTTTTCTCCTGGGAAGAGGCCGGGTCCACCGAGAGCACGTGTGGATCGAGCGTGCCGAGAGGGATGATCTCCTCGTGGGAGCCCTCGGTGGGGATGATAATGGACCAGAGACGCTCCAGCACGCCGTTTACCCGTACTGGCGCGATGTCGAGCGTGAAGTATCGCAGCTTGCTAACGTCGAGGTCGCTGGATTTGGTAGGGTCGTTGAGCCGCTGAGCCGCGAATATGACAGGCCCTTCCTCACGTTCTAGCCTCGCCAGCGATTCCTTGTCAGGATACGGCCCTTCCTTCCACAGTGACTCATCGGTGGGGGCACAGCCCTGCCGCTCGTCGTCAGACCCCCAGCGGCCACAGGACCCCAGGCCATGCACGTAGCAGCGGAATACACCCCGCCGCCAGACGGCCCAATCGGTGTAGTCGCTGTGGATCATCGAGTTGACATCGTCGAGAGTCCAGCGATTCCCCTCGTCGATGACGAAGCCGGCGTCCGGGTGCGCTGGATCGCGGTGCGAAAGCAGGCCGGGCGCTGTCTTGACCCAATCACGTAGTCTCGCCATCTCGCCGGAGGAATGCCAGTTGTGGTCCCCCACGAGATCGTTGACGATAAGCCCATCGAGCCGGCCTCCGACGATGGCAGTCTCCGTGCCGACGGCGAGCAGGAATCCACCGACTAGGTCCAGCTGCCTCCTACCTGGTATGAACATCTCCTCGTCATTGAAGCAGCCGTAGTCGGTGCGGAGCGGGTTGTCCCAGATGGTTTCGAGGTAGAGCCAGCGGTAGAGGGGGTTGGCCAGGTAGAAACGCCGAATCGACCCGGTGAACCTCGTCGCGGCCTTCTTGGTGTCACCTGCGATGGCGATCCGATTGTCGGCCCCCTTGATGTGTGGATGTGCGAGAAGGAAGGTCTCGGCACGCTCGATCTCGTTGGGATGGTCGTAACGTTCATCGGGGCGCTGGACACCGAGCCAGGGTGGGACGGATCGGGTGTTGCCGGTGGACTTGATATAGCCGCGAGGGTCCTCTAGCAGTCCTCTCTTGTGCTCGCATACGACCCACTGAATCCAGTCTTGCCGCTCTTTGAAGACCTCCGGGGTCATGGTGTTCTTGGGTTCGTTATAGCAGACCAACAGCTTCGTGAAGGTGTAGAGGCTGCGACGGGTCGCTGCTCGCAGGGCCGCGCGAGTTTTCCAGTCGTCCGACGCTATGATCGCGTCGATGTCGGTCCGGGTAAGGTCCTCGGGGCCGGACATCTAGGTGACCTTGTGGAGGGATTCGAGGTGGGCGTCGAGGTCGGTGAAGACCCCGCGCGCTACTTCTGGTCGTGGCAGCTTGCTGGGGTGTACGACAGGAGGCTCTACGTCCTGTAGATGCCGGTAGAATTGATAGGCCGAGTCGTCTACCCCGGCCTCGGCGAGCCGTTCCTTGAGCTGTTTCATGGCCCGCACGCCAATTCGCTGGACAGACTGAGCGTCATATCGACGGATCTCGGAGAGCGGGACATCGAGCAGGTTGGCCCATTTCTCACAGAGGGCGTTCAACTCGTCAGCGACGGCTGCCCAGGAGAGCAGCTTATTGGGTAGCTTCGGCGTTGCCATCGACAGGTGCTCCTTGCTCTGTTACGTACCCATCGAGCACGTCGCTCAGATCGACCCCCGACTCACGCAGGACACCCTGGATGAACGCGGCCTTGTCGGCGGTGATGTTGATGGTGTTGGTGGTAGCTCCTGGCCCACCCCCCTTGGGCTCAAGGTGGTTGAACGCTGCCACGGACGCGTCCACCCCAGCCTTGAGCATGGTCGCTTTGAGTCGGCCACCGTTGCTGTCCGCGTCCTGGATATGGCCATGGACGGCTTCCATGACCTCGCCCAGGAGCGTCTGCGCGCGGGTTACCAATGCTCCCTTACGCACGATCGAGGGTGCTTTCTCGTCCTTGATGAGCCCGGAGATGTCGGTCTTGATCTTGTCTCGTTCACGGATGTATATTTCCTGGAGCCGCGGGTCCATCATCATGTGGCGGATGCGCTTGGTAGCTAGGCCCTGGGAGGCCGCGATCTCCCGGACCGACTGGCCGGCGATCACACGCAACGCGATGTCGTGGTATCGGGCGTCTACTATGACCCTGGGAGAGCCGCCGCCGAGACCATCATTTCGTGCCGAGAGGGTGCGAGCCAGCCAGTGCTCCTTGTTGGCAAAGTCGTACCCTGGGACCAGTTCTGTGGAAGATAGGGCCGCGGCAACCGCGCGCGCGGGAGTCGGATTGTCGTGGCCGGGTAAATGCCCGCCCTCGCTTGCGTCGCTAGCAACGCCCGACTCTTGCTCAGGAGGGCGATTCTCGGTATTCGGCATGGCTGAGCGGGGAGGATACCATATCGTCATCGAGTTGTCAAGGACTGTGACAGAGCGTTGGCAGATATGGACAAGTGCAACCAGGTCTACATGGGGC